ATGGGGGCTTATGAATATGGGGGTACACCAGAACCGCCGCCGCCTGCTTTGGCAACAGTCACAACGGCAAAACCTGTTATAAATTTATCTGCACTTACAGCTTCGGGAGGGGGTGAGGTTGTATGGGATGGCAATGATGCAGTTACCGACAGAGGTGTTTGTTGGAATACAACAGCCAATCCGGTTGTTACAGATTCACATACGCACAATGGATCAGGTGAAGGAGCGTTTACATCTTCTTTAACAAGTCTTGTAACCGGCATTACTTATCATGTACGGGCGTATGCGATTAATGGTGTAGGTACGTCTTATGGAGAAGATTTAACATTTACCATGTCAGAATCTTTAATATTGGTTCATAACGGGAAAGGTTTATATCATAACGGTAAAATATTAATTATAAGTGGAGGAGGTGAAGAATTATCAGCAGGAGAAACGGCAATAAGAGCAGGGAATACTGTAGCTTGGTATCGGTCAGATGTGACTGCCACAATAACCAAAGATGTTCAAGACTCCGTCAGTGTATGGGCAGATTATCTTGGTTCGGGTCGTAATCTTTTGGCAACAGACGGAACGGGGCGTTCTCCAATTTGGAGTGCAGACGGTCTTTTATTTAATGGAGTAAAAAATTATATGCAGACGGCTGCTTTCACATGGAATCAACCTTGCTTTATCTATATAGTTATGAAACAGGTGACATATACAGAATCTCCTCCTGATTATTTATTTGATGGTATTACAACAGCAAAAGCAGCAGTATATCAATATAATGCAACTCCAAAATTAACAGCAACGGCAGGGACGGCATCTGGTTATAATAGCGACCTTGCAGTTAATACGTGGGGCATTTTAAGAGTATTATTTAATGGTGCAAATAGTAAAATTCAAGTAAATGCTTCTGCTGCTGTGACTGGTGATTTTGGTGCAGGAAATGCAGGTGGTTTTACTCTTGGTGCAAGACCACAGGGGACTCCTGATCGTTTTGGTAATATTCAGGTCAAGGAAATAGTGCTTCGTAATGTAGTGGATTCTGCCCCTGATGAGGCAGCAATTTATGCATATCTTAAAGCAAAATATGGATTATAAACTAAAATATTAATTATAAAATAAATGGTAGTGAAAGGGATTCTTGATATAGCTAAGTGGTTTACGGGCATCGCCGGTGCAGTGGCTATCATAGCTGGTATAGCAGTCTCGAACTATTTTAAAAAGAAAGTTGTGTTTTGTAATGGTAAAATAGTAATACTTTAATTATGGCACAATACCGCTACATAACATTATTCAAAACCCGCAAGAGTATAATTTTAATTCACAGATAATGGGCATAGCAACAGGCATAGGGATAGGAATAGGGTTTGGAGGAAGTGGAGGAATGGGAAGTCCTTCAAACTTTGCTGTGACTCTGTTAAGTCCTAATGGAACTACTGATCAGACGGCAAGACTTTCGTGGGATGTTTCTGCCGTTTTTGAAACAGAGATATATTGTTCTGTCAATGGTGGTGCGGCTGCGCTTTTAACGACAGTTGCTGTTAATATCGGAACTTATGACGATGTGAGGACTTATGGTATCGAATGTGAATTGGCTTATTATGCAAGGTTTAAGAATGACACTACCGTATTATCTGTGCCTACAGGATTTGGTATTGCTGTAATTGCCGGAGGTATTCGTTTGACTTGTGATGCCGTAACAGATGCAGATCATTATGAATGGTATGCAAATATTGACGGTTCGGGTTCTTCATTATTGACGACAACTGTTAATCCTACTTATGACCATACGATTCAGGCATTTGATATAAAATATAAGGTAAGGGCAAAAGAGGGAACGGCTGTTTATTCAAGTTTTACTGCTGAGGAAACTTATTCAAATCTTAATGTTTTAAATCTTGCTTCGGGTGATGAATATGGTTTTAAAGCAGATAATGGTGCATTAGATATTGGTGCTGATGCAAGCGATTTCACTATGACTTGCAAAGTAAAATGTTTGAACAAAACGGCTTCGACTTATTTGGTTGGGAAAGCAGTTTCGGGAGCAGTAGCAGGGAGGTATGGAGTTTATATAAATATAACTACCGGATATTTAACTGCAATAGCTCAATCATCTACAAGTACGGCTACAATTAATTCAGCAGTTGATGGTACTACTGGATGGAAGTTTTTAAGATTGGACGTAAACAAAGCAACGAGTGTTGTTAGATTTTTTATTGACGAAATTCAAATCGGAGCAGATTCAGCATTTACAGGGACATTTTCAGGATTGGCTAACACCTATGAATTTTATATAGGTGCAGGTAATAGTTCTGATGGATCGGCAGTTGCATTGATTACTAAGGCTCAATTTTCGGAAGTTCAGATATTCAGGAGATTATTGAGTGCCGGAGATATTACAAAGGCTCAGAATGGGCAACTTGTGGCAAATCCAAAAGCACGTTGGTTGTGTAATGCTTATCCCATAACTGATACAACCGGAGTTTATAATCTGACAGGAGTAAATTTAGATGCAGGTAATATAATAGCACCATGATAACATATAGCGGATATACAGCGACTGTAAGCACCAGAATATTCTGTCCTATTGACTTTGTGTTAAATAGTGGAGGCAGTGGGGTTGGTCGTATTTCGGTAATATCAGCAGTTAATACAACAGCAAGTTTATCGGGTGCGGCAAAATTCTATACGGATGCAGCAGGAACGCTGGGGGAATCTACAACCGTTAGCATAACAGCAATGGTTCAGAAAGAACTTTATTTCAGATTAGCCTCCGGTACTGCAAGATTGGGATTTAACAGGAATAATGTAACAAAATTCTATACCGTTTATGTAGCAAATTCCCCATATTTGTCTGGAGGTGATATAGGAGGCATGACAACACTTACAGATGTAAGTTTAAAACATCCTTCACCATTAATATTCAGTATTGCGGCTTTAGTAAGCCTGACAACTCTTGACTTGAATAATAATGGGGTTATAGTAACGGGAAGTCTTAATGCGTTAACAAGTCTTGTAAATTTATTGATTCAGGAAACCGGACAATTACAAATTACTTATCCGCTTTCATATATTGGCATAACAGGTGATCTGTCTAATTGCGTTTTGTTAGAGAAATTTAATATTACGGATTTCACAGGACACATGAGTTTTACCGGTGACTTGTCGGCATTACCTTTAGGGATGGCTTATTTCCATGTTCCTAATTGTACGATGACAATAGATGCAGCTATTCATCACCTTTATTATTTTGAGGCTGATTGTGAGACAATAGTAACAACGGTTGTCAATGCCTTACATCTTCAATATTTTCAACCGACTCACTGTGATATGACAGCCGCACAGGTTAATCAGGTTTTGGCTGATATGTGGGCAAATAGGGATGAAACAAAATTAGCTTATGGTGACGCAAGTAGGATTATTGATTTAGGTTCTTGTGCGCCCGGATATACAAAAGAAGCACCGACAGGGCAGGGATTATTAGATAAGGTAGCATTGGCGGCATACAGGAGTCCGGGTAATGGTGGTCAATATGCTTTATGGACTGTAATAACAAATTAAATGATATTATTACTCGCAATATTTCTGATAGTCTTTAAAGCCGTTTATGATGGACTTAAAACTCGTGGACTGCATATACCTTCAGCAATGGTTATGTGGGTATTCCTTGCAGTAAACACACTTGGTTTGTTTGCATGGGCAACTGGTAATCCTTTTCTTTGGGATGTTCAGTTCATACCTTACTGGAAAGTTATCATTGGATTCGTTCTAGTCAGGTTTGCGCTGTTTGACGTGATATGGAACATAAGTGCAGGAATGAAATTAAATTACTTGGGCAGGACAAAGTTTTATGATGAATTCCTGGGTCTTGTCCCGCGAGGTTTCGTTTGGTTTGTAAAGATAGTAATAGCATTGCCGGTTGGCTTAACATTTTTAATAAAAGGATGAAAGATAAATTTGTAAATATCATCAAGACGTATGGGACTGCATTTATGACGGTAGTGGCTGTCGTGAGTTTTCTCTTTGCTTTGGGTGTCAAATCAGAACGAAAGGATTCCGGCAATGCAATAGTTGTCGCTGACATCAAAGTTATAAAAGACTCTATAAATAGCATTTCAAAACAGTTATATCCGATAAAAGACCAACTAATTAATATCACGGAAAAACAGACAGAAGCGAAGGTTGCTTATAACTCATTGCGTTTATTGGTACTTGATATAAAAAGCAAAGAACCAGGGATGACAATAGACCAGTTCAGACAGATCTTAGAATCTACGCCCGAACTTAAAAAAAAAGGACTGACAAATCAGATTCCATACAGAAACGACCTGAATTTAACATTAAAATAACGAAGATAAAATGAAAATAGCACTTGTAATCGGCCTTTTTGTAGCAGCATTTCTTGCATTTCAATGCCTGAAGTTCCTGTGGTTTATATTAACACAACTATTTAAAAGTAAAAAATGACAACAAAAACAACGCGGTACGACTTCGAAAATCTACCAATAAGCCAAAAAACCCGTGATGGGTTAACATCGGAGAATATTAATTATCTAAGTGCAGTAGGAAGGATGCTGTCGCTTCAGGATGATGTTTATGATGACAAATTTGAAGAGATCATCAAACTGATTAAAGATCAGACAGCAGAATTTAACAGGCGATTTGATTCCATTGATAGACGTCTGGACTCATTGGAACGAGGGGCTACTGACAGAGAGAAGCGAATTGAATATCTTGAACAAAGAGCCAGTCTCCCATATATGATTTTTCGTTATGGCGTGGTCATTGGTATAGGAATATTAATAGGTTGGTTACTACATTCTTTATGAAATCAGTCATCAGTCGCAGGTATCGTCCTAACGAAACAACTGGTAAATGGATTGTTTTCGATCAAGATGATAAGGTCCTTGAACTTGTAAGTATTGAACTGCCGGATCGTGGCAATCAAAAAAACTGCAGTTGTATTCCTGAAGGGATTTATCCACTTAAAAAGATTACCCGTCCGAATGGTGATCCTGCTTTCCTTGTCGAGAATGTTCCTAATAGGGATGCTATTGAAGTACATATAGCGAATTTTGCAGCAGGGCAGAAGATAGATTTAAAAGGTTGCATAGCGCCGGGAATGTATCTATCTGATATAAACTGGGACGGTAATTTGGATGCTGTTGAAAGTACAAAAGCAATGAACAAATTATTGGATGTATTACCGGATGAAAGTACGCTTATCATTATTTAACATATACAGGAAAGTACATTTAACAAAATGAATAACTAAACAATTAATATTCAAGATAATAAAGGTTGATGAAATGTTCACAAATTTATAAATGTTATAAAATATATATGAAAACATTAAGACTCATAAACGAATATTGGCCTATTGTCGCATTTCTTCTTTTATTGATTTTGGTTTATTATCTTTCTAAAACATTATAGCTATGTGCTGGAAAAAATTATTCTGTAAACCCGATCCGGCAGAACCTCCAATAATCGGAACTAAAAGAAGATTACTTAGTTTTGCAATCAATAACTATCCCGGCACTGCAAATGATTTGAATGGTTGTTTGAACGATCAGGAAAACATTGCAAGTAAACTATTGACACTATTCCCTGATTTTGATGTGAGGAAATTCAAAGATTCAGAAGTTACTGTTAATTGCTATAAGACAGAAGTTGCAAAAGCTATAACTGCATTACATCCGGGGGCTACGGTATTAATTCTGCCAGACAGTTGCTTCTCAGGTACGATAACAAGAAGGCCGGGAATGGGACTTGTAGAATTAAAACATCCAAGTAAAAATAGATTCTTTGATCCAGGATTGCTTCCGAGGAAAAAAGTAAAAGTTAAGATATTCGTTAAAAGTAATATCCGGTGGATAGTGATAAGCGGATGTCAAGAACACCAGACAAGTGCAGACGCATATATTAACGGGAAATATAACGGTGCTTTTACTTTTTACGCAGTATTAGCATTAAAGGCCGGGTTGACTTATACGGAATGGTTTGCAGGGATAAGGAAATATTTACCCTCTGCATCTTTCGATCAGTCACCTACACTTGAGGGGCCAGAAGAACTTCTAAATCGTAAAGTTTTTGAAGATGAAACATTAGTAATTCACAATTCGAGCCACGGAACATATACTTATGACCCGCATGGAGACGAGGAAGACGGGCAGGATGAAGCACTCTATCTTTATGACGGAATGTTAATAGATGATGAAATTGGTACAATATTGGATAAAATTACATAACTTTACAAAAAATTAAACAAATGGGGAAAAGATCAAAGTTTTTAACTTTAAATTTAAGGGATGCCCTGAAAGGGTTATTCCTTGTTGTAATCACGGCTATTATTACCGGGGTTTATGAACTTGTTGCTACTGGTGCGGTGTTCGCATGGACTTCACTCAAGCCTATATTATTAACTGCCGCTGCCGCTGCTCTTTCTTATATCATTAAGAATTTCCTTACAAATAGTAATGGTGAAATATTAACTAAAGAAAAGTAAATTTATGAAGAAAGTTATTGCTTTATTGTTTTTCGCCGCCTTTACGGCCTCAGCCTTCGCTCAGGGATTGTTTAAGCCTGTACCCAAGGATTTGTTCGTCCCTGATGCAAGTAGCACCAAGGCGCTTGTAAATACGTCTGTGTGGCTTCCGAGAATATCCGCCGGAGTCGTGGCAAATCAGTTTACCTATAATAAAGAAACGAAAAAACTCGACATGACAGCATTTTCAAAGGTTGGATTAGGGTTAAGTTACGCTCATTTTGTCCCGGTGAATGATTTACCATATAATAACTTTTCGGTAAACGGGTTTGTTTTCTTTCCAACTAATGATAGTGGATTATCGTTTGTTATTTCAGCATCAGCACTTCAATATATTTCGCTCGGCTTGGGATATGATGTGAAATTAAAGACAGTTTTCGGATTAACAGGTATTGTATATACTTTTTAGGTTTTTTCATAGTTAGGTTTGGCGGGGTGTCGGGTACATCCCGCTTTTTTAAAACTATACAATTATAAACAATAATGTTTACATTTACCAAAACTAAAGTAATTGCGTGCAACTTACCGTGTACTTCAGGATGACATAAAAGTCGAACATTTTGGCGATCCGGTGACACTCTGGTTTTTCGGTGACGTTCATCGTGATACAAGAAACTGTGATGTAGAACGCTGGCACTGGTTCCTGAAGAAAGCCAAAGAAACAATGGATGCTAATACCTATTTTATCGGGATGGGTGACTATCACGACTTCGCATCCACGAGAGAAAAGAAACTTCTGGCACACGACCAGAACACTCACGAATCAACTTCCAATACTTTTGATTTAATAGCTGAAAAGAATAACAGGGATTTTGCAGAGGAGATTTCCTTCATGCGGGGTCATCTTTTAGGGTTAATTGAAGGCAATCATTCATGGGTTTTCAAAGGCGGCAAGACTTCAACTGAAGACTTGGCTGAAAGAATGGGAACTAAAGACATGGGTTGGCTCTGTCATTATACTCTGATGTATAAATGTGACAGTCATCATGCAAGAAATGCAGTCCATATAGTTCTTTGCCATGGAAAAGCAGGTGGTAAAACATTTGGCATTACTATAAACCAAATTGGTGATTTGAAACAAATATTCCCGGTTGCTGATATTTATTGTATGGGACATGATCATCAGAGGGCAGCACAACCGATTTCAATTCTCGTTCCTGTTTCTTGTACGGGTAGTTATCAGATTAAACAGAAAAGACAATTCCTTTGTCGGTCAGGTGCTTTCGTTAAAGCATATCAGGACGGATCAGATTCCTATGAAGTATTCAGACTTTACAGACCTTCAGATCTTGGAGCTTTAAAGATGACTATTGCTTTTCACCGTGACCAGAGAGACAACCAGGAGAGGGTAATAACAGATATAAGCGCAGAAATATGAAAAGGGTTTACATAGAATGGTATGATTCCTATACATGGGACGGGTGGGATAAACCGGAGGAGGCTATTAAACTATGTACTCCTTTAATGTTATGCAAGACCGTAGGTTACATTCTAAATGAAGATAAAGATCATATAACTATTTGCCACACATATAATCCTTCAATGGTTATGGGAAGTTTGCACATCCCAAAGGGTTGTATAAAAAGGTTGAAAAGGTTTGTATAATGAAAAATAAAGTTTATATTTGCAATATTGGCCGCTGATCACGGATCGTAAAATGGGAAAGTCAGGCGCTTACGGCCTGCCACTAAATCCTCGCATCGTAAGGCGACATGAAACGGCATGATAACTAAAACCTGGGGGGCCGTCCCCCTTTTTTTATTGTACCAAATGGGGCATACTATCCACAAAAACATAAATTACGGGGCATAGAAAGGTAAATTTGTCACCTTTTTACCGGCATTTACGAATCTAAAATTACGCTTCTTTGCGTTACGCACAAATAAGTAACTTACCATTTAGTTATATTTGTTGTTTGCATACTACACTATTTCATACTTATTGTAGTATCTATCCTACATTTGAGCCAACAGATTTTGTTTCTATAAATCCGCAAATATGGTGCTTCTTAGAAATAAGATTAATCCATTGATTCTATTCTTACATCTTAAAGGGAATTATAAGTGTTTTGATGCTGAACTATTTCCTTTTATGCAATAGTTGCCATTTTAACATTAATTTATTGATGCTATTTTAATATTATCTGTACATATCTCAAACCTTATGCATAAAATTACACGTTTTCTGAACATATATCAAATCTATGTTCAATAATATCTATTTTTCACTTCACGTGAACATCTTCTTGTAAGGCTATAGCCTTAAAATCCTTGATATGAATTAAGGTTATAACCTTAAAGCCATTTTTGAACATTGGTATCACAATCTGTGACCTCAAGTATAACATATATACTTTCCTTCATAAGTTAAAGTTTGAAAATAAATATTAAAATGTTTGTTTTGTAATAATTAATAACTATCTTTCGGAAAAATTAAGAATATGACAAAAGATAAACCAACAAAAAGCAGGGTAATAGAAATACCCAACGATTTCAATCGTAAACTTCGTATGCGTGTGCTTGAGCTTGCTGATATTGGTATTGATACAACAGTACCGGAACTTATTATTAAGTTGGCTCAACTTGGTCTTCAGATTGAAAAGAAAGAAATTGAAATTACAAAAATATGAAAATCTATTACATCCAGGATTCAGCCTTCGATCCATTTATCGTAGGCAATTACATCGCACCCGCACATCTTGAATTAATTAAACTTTATTGCCAAAACTAGGAATAAAACAATGACAAACATCGGAAAACAGATTTTCAATATAGGATGTCAGGCAGCAAAGATTCAGGCAAACATACCTGATGAAGTAAATACCGGCTGTCCTGAATGTCATTCAAACAGGGCTATGCGACTCAATTTTCGGGGTGAAGGTATATGGCACGAATATAAAGTTGAGAGATACGGTGCTCAGTTTGACCCGGGTGACTATATATGTGAGAATGACCATGAATTTAAAGTTGACGACTATTGTGAAATTATTAAACTATAAACTATGAAAGCAACTATTCAAGAAGTAATATTTCAAAAGGAATATAAAACCCAGTTCGGGCAGATGTATTCTTTTAAGGTCAAATATGATGATCAGGTAGCAATCTACTCATCAAAATATAAAGATCAGAAGAAGTTTATTGCCGGGCAAGAGTCTGAATTTACAGAGGAAACAAAAACCTATACTGATAAAAACGGCAATTCGAAAGAATACCTTGTTATCAAACCACCGAATCCAAATAAGCAATCCAATTTTGGTAAGGCTCTGAAAAAAGAACAGACCCGGTATTCTGGTTTTGCAACTTCATACGCAAAAGACTTAGTAGTTGCAGGCAAAATTCCTTTTGAAGATTTGGCTACTGAATCATGGATACTCTTTGAACTCATGGTCACAATGGATAAAAGCATTGAGTCATGATAGTCCTGAATATTGAACAGCAGTCCGAGGCTTGGTGTGAGGCTCGGTGCGGACGGGTAACGGGAACCAGGTTTAAATCCCTGATGATGGCTGGATCTACTCAGGGTTATAAAGACCTTATTACAAATATAGCCTGTGAAATCATTACAGGTAGGATGGAAGAAACATATTCCAATGCTATTATGGAATACGGTTTGGAGACTGAACCGGAGGCCCGGAAAGAATATGAATCAATTTTCGGAACGGAAGTCATAACTGCCGGATTTATAATGAGAGACGAAGATGATAAATATCATAACTGGATTGGTATTTCTCCGGATGGATTAATTGACAAAGGCATAATTGAAATTAAGTGCCCTTTAATGCGAACTCACCTTGAATATATTGAGACTGATAAATTACCTTATGAATACCGCAACCAAGTACAGGGACAATTATTTGTAACAGGATTTGAGTTCTGTGATTTCATGTCATACGTGCCAGGAATGAAACCATTTATTATTCGTGTATATCCTGATACTGATTTATTCAAAGAGTTTGAATTGAAATTAGATAAACTCATTGAACAGGTAGAAAATAAACTTGAATTATATAACAAATACGAATATCTAAAATGAACAAAGTAATCTTATTCGGCAATGTCGGGAAAGATGCCGAAGTCAAAAGACTTGAATCCGGCAATGTAGTGGCAAAGTTTAATCTTGCTACTAATAAAAGTTACACAAATAAACAGGGTGAAAAGATCACAGAGACACAATGGCATAACATTGTTCTTTGGGGCAAACTCGCCGAACTTGCTGAAAAGTATATTAAAAAAGGCAATTCAATAATCATTGAAGGTGAAATCGTTTATCGGAGTTATGAGAATAAAGAAGGGGTTACGGTTTACATAACCGAAGTCAATGGCGACAAACTTCATTTTGCCGGTGGTAAAAAAGAAGAAGATAAAACTACTCCTCAAAAAACCGGAGACGTTGAAACAGATATTCGGGCCGGTGCTTATGGCGGCAAAGCAGAAGATGATCCCTCATTTGATCCCTTCGCATGAAAATACTTTGCAGAAATACCATATCCGGCTTAGTGCCTCTGTACCCGTCTGATTATGATGAAAAGCGAAAATTGAAATTAGGACAGGATTATGAGGTTGATATTAAGAATCCCAGGAACGTCGGTTTTCATCGGAAGTTTTTTGCACTACTGAATGTAGGACATGAAAATACAAATCTACAAATGCCATTTGAAACTTACCGAAAATATATGATTGTCAAAGCCGGATATTTTACTGCATACCAAACGCCTAAAGGAATCTATTATGATCCTGAAAGCATCAGTTTTGCGAACATGAATCAAGATCAATTTGAGGAGGTTTATTCACGAGTACTCGACAAAATAATTGAGGACATCGGAGCAACGAAAGAAGAAATCGAAAAGCAACTTATAAACTTTATGTGATGATTTTCACTCTTATCAAATACGAGGCTAAAGACAAAGACTACGGGCGCACGGAACACGACTGTCCGAAATGTCACACAAATATCGCACCGGTATTCAGAAAGAAATACTATCTTTGTACAGAGTGCTTTTATAAAGGACTAATAACTGAATGGTATGATTAGATTTATTGGTAAGTTTTTTCGCAGGTGGTGGCGCAACAGGCCGTTAAAACGGATAGGCTATTACGACTACATAAAAGGGAAGCTATGCAAAAAGTAACATTACCTAAACTAAAGGCTAAACTCCAGTTGGTTTTCAATGCTTACATACGTGCGCGTGATAAAGGGAAACCTTGTATTTCCTGCGGTAAACCTAAAGACCTCCAAGCGGGTCACTTCTATTCTGTGAGGATGTACGACGGGTTAAGATTTAATGAAGATAACTGCCACGGTGAATGTGCCGGATGCAATGCTTTTGACGATATGCACCTTTTGAGCTATGTAACAAACCTTGTAGAAAGAATAGGACGTGAACGTTATGAGGAGTTAAGACTAAAGGCTAATGACTATAAAGCAAATGGTTACAAGTGGAGCCGTACCGAGTTACTGGATTTGATAGAAGAGTATAAACGCAAGATAAAAAAATGAAGAAAGTATAAAACCTATTCAGGAAGCGATTAATGCTATAAAAACTAAAAAGTTATGAAAATACAAGTAAAGAACATCGAATTTAATCCGTTTAGGAATATAAGCCTTGTTCCTATTGATAGGGTTACGGTTGAAAAACTAAAGGAATCTATTGAAGACTTGGGGCTTTGGGCTGGTATGACTGCCCGTCCGCACCCGACTATTAAAGGAAAATACCAAATACCTTACGGACATCATAGACTTGTTGCTATTCAGGAACTTGAGATTAAGGAAATTGATATTTCTGTAATCGAAATTTCTGATTTCAACATGGTTCTCATGATGGTTCAGGAGAATATGACTCAGCGGGGTGTATCTGTTGAAATGATTAACGGAACCGTCAGGGAAGTTAAAGAGTTCCTGGAAGTAGAATTAACAAAGTACGACACTTGGGATGAAGCCAAAAAGGTTGGCGAAATCACCAACCTTTTCGCTGAAGATAAAAACCCGATTGCGACATTCGGGCAAGTTAAGGGAAAACAGGGAGTCGGGCGAACTATACTTAAAAGATTTCTTAAAAATTCTATCCCAGAATGGAAAATAAAAGACGCTTTAGATACCATTAAATCAGATGATATTGATGAAGATGCTGTTAATGTGTTTAATAAAACAAGCAGGGGGGAAAGGTTCAAGAGAATAATCCGAAGAATTAATAAAGATAAAAAACAAGAGCAAGCTCCCAGGAGTGATAGCTTGCCTACCAACACTGTCAGCAGCGGACGGGAAAACGGATTACATGGGAGAGAACCGGAACGGAAAGCAGGAGAACGCATCCACTATTTTAAGGAATCTGACTGGTGGAAAAGAAACTGGATTAAGGTTGCATCCGAACTTTGCAGAAGTAATGCAAGGATTCCCCATAGGATGGACAGAATAAAAGCATTAGGTAACTCAGTTAATCCGTATGTTGTCTATGAAATCTTTAAAGCAATAGAACAAGTTAAAATTATTTGCCCGTGAGAGTACAACGTATAATATTAATTTGAAAAATAATTGACAAAATGTATTGCCATGTCAAAAATTAGTTTTAATATTGCATCATGAACGTACCACTAATAAATAAACGATTCTATTTTCTAACTGCCCTGCTGGGTGAAAAGTCATTTCTATACGGTGGTACGTTTCCTTTGGCTTCAATCCCAGTGGGGCTTAATATATAAGATATGTTTGATAATAAACAATATTATATTGATAATAGAGAGAAAATTCTTGAATCTGGAAAACAATACAGAAATGATCACAGATTAGAATATAGAGCAAGAAAAAAACAAGAAAGACTTAATAATCTTGAGCATTATAGACAAAAAGAACGTGAAGCTAGTAGAAGAAGGATAAACAAAATCTATTATCCCGTTGATCCTAAAGTTATAAAAAATCGGAAATTAAAAAAACAATACGGAATAACACTTAATGAATATAATGAGATGTATAATAAACAGGAGGGTAAATGTTTAATATGTAATGAATTGTTTCCGATATTGTGTATTGATCATAATCATTTAACAAATAAAATAAGAGGATTATTATGTCATCAGTGTAATTTAATGATAGGTAATTCTGGAGAAAATATAAAGATACTTGAAAATGCAATTTTATATATTAATAATCAATAAAATCCATACCGGCACCGCTTTTTTGAAACTTATTAAATACTTTATATATGGGAGAATTGGTAAAATTTGACACAGGCACGGGCGAAATTGTAAACTACGATGATGCCAAAAGACAATATCAAAGAATTGAAACTTATAAACAAGCTATTTTGACCTACCAAAAATTGGGTGGTGACATCAGTGAGATTATACCGCCCGCTATTGATATTTTATGGGACGAAGTTGCACTTGGCAGGTTTCTTCGAGTTATGGAGAAAAATAAAGGTGCTGCTGAAAAGGACTGGCAAAACGCAGTCGAGTCGGACGACCGCGTTCCAAAAGTGGAGGAAATTGTCGGTAGTAAAGATAAATCAAGCTTATTGCAAAGGATATCGAAATTTACTAATGAAACTATTCAGGATTACATAGATCTCTGCATTGAAAATAATTCTTTGCCTAAAAGTGGGGATCTTAAAAACATGGCAAATTTAAAAAGCAAAATGACAGGGGATAACGAATGGTACACTCCGGCCATTTATATAGAGAAAGTTAGAAGGGTTTTGGGGTGTATAGATTTAGACCCAGCTTCAAGTGAATTTGCACAAAATATTGTTAAGGCAAAGAAATATTACACTATTGAAACTAACGGTCTCGATAAGGATTGGAAGGGGAATGTTTTTATGAATCCCCCATTTGGCAGGGCTGAAATTAATCTATTTATTAATAAATGGGTCGAAGAAATTAAAAATAAAAATATTAAGTCAACAATCTTATTGACTAATAATTTTACAGATACATCTTGGTTTCATAATGCTGCCGTTATCTCTAAATTATTATGCTTTACAAGGGGGCGGGTTAATTTTTATAAACAAGAAGACACAAAATCGGGATCTACTAATGGACAATTATTCTATTATTACGGAGATAATTTAAAGGGGTTTCAAGATGAATTTAACGACGTGGGTTTAATAGTATCCGTCTATGTATAACGAGCCCGGGAATATATTAAACCCTGAAAAGTTTGAACAGAAAGTTTCATTTAAGGGATTAAAAAGAGACAGGGGTATTTCTCCTACGGACATAGACGCCTGTATTGATTATAACGGAAACGCTTTTGTTTATATGGAATTTAAAACAGAGGGTGCAGAATTGAAAAACGGTCAAAGAATGGCACTCGAAAATATTGTAAAATCACATTCAAAGGCGGGACATCCTTCTTGCGCCTTAATTCTTTATCATAATACACCGGCAAGAAATGAAATAATAGCCAAAGATCTAATTGTGGATAATGTTTATCAAAATAATAAATGGAGAGACTGGAGAAGTGCCGACCAGACATTATTACAATTTCTGGAATATTGGGAAAAATGGTGCAAAAGTGAAAATGTAAAAATTTGAAATATGGCAAAGGATCCGGCAGTACTCCTGTATACTCAAGACTTCCTTACTGGCACGTTTTTAATGACCAACGAGCAGGTAGGAAAGTATATAAGACTTCTTTGTTTACAACAGCAAAATGGCGGACTTTGTGAGGCAGACATGTTGCAAATTTGTGGCGAAAAGGATGATAAAATATGGGCAAAGTTTGACTGCGAAAACGGACATTATTATAATAAAAGAATGCTTTTAGAGACTAAAAAACGTAGTGCTTATTCTGAGAGTAGAAGAAATAATGCTAAAGCATATGCTGAGCATATGGGTACGCATATGGAAATATGCAATAAGAAAGATGAAATAGGAAATAAGAAAGAAGAAAAAGAAATTGTATTTAAAAGTGAAGTTTTTGAATTTTCTGAAAAATACCCGGAAGCGATGTTAAATGCTTTTTGCTCTTACTGGACTGAAAAAAGTAAAAGCGGTAAGATGCGTTATGAATTTGAAAAGACTTTTGAAATTTCGAGGCGATTATTTACGTGGGCGGGCAGGGATAAAACTATTGTAAAGACTAACACTTCTGAAATTATTACTCACCGTGAATTACTTGACAGATTTAACAAGGGTGAAACAGCGATATGGGAAGATTATGAAAAGATAATGGGCGATAATGGCAAGGTAACATGGAAACGAAAAACTAAGATATGAAACCGTCAATATTAGAAATAGAAAAGATTGTCTGTAAGGGAGAAGAAGTTCTTTCGCAGGATTTACATAATGGTAGGCGATTCGCACGGTTTAATACACCGAGGCAGATTATAATGTTTTTTGCTTTAGAATACGGATATACTCAGTTTAAAGCAGGACAATACTTTTTCCGTGACCATGCAACTGTTATTAATGCGAGACAGAGTATTAATAATTTTTGTGATACTGACACAAAATTTAGGGCAAAGATTGATAACTACCGCAAAAAGATAGAACACGAAATGTTAATAGTTGAAAAACACGAGGGATTAACTTTTGCTCATTTTATGATACCGAGGATGAAATTAATAGGTTATCAAAATCAAATACTATGACAAAAGAGAAAATTAACTACAAAGATATTATTGCTTTAGGGTTCAAAAGGCAAGATGAAAATGACAGTGTATTTTATGACGAAAATGGTTACGATTGGTTTATTGTAACAAAGCGAATATCAAAGTCTTTTTATATGAACTGGGACTGTGAGACTCATTTTGTTGAACTCATACGGGAAAAGAAAGGGGACATCCTTAATAGGATTGATCTCATTAATCTCGATGCGGTAAAAGGTATGATTGACTTTTTTACAAAGACAAATTCGAAGAAAGGGGAAGATAATAATTATATATATCAGACATCATGACAAAGAAAGAATTTGAAAGATCACAGTATGAGGAGCCACATTCAGGGAAAATTTTCCTGATATTGATTCCGGTTGCTATGATTGGACTCGCCGCACTTGCTTATTGGTTTATTTGGTTTTTAATAAGCCTAATATGAAAAGGTTGTTTAAATCGAAATTGCGAAAGAAGATTGAGTTTTATATCGAAATGAATAAAGACAGTCTGATTGCTATTGACAGGGAAATGGCAGTAAAGAAAATTAAACGAACTCTTAATTCTGCCGAATATTCTAAATATGCAATTCAAAGAATGGATATAATACAGGAAATTAAATTGTTAAATGAATTACTGAAATGAAGAAACTACTTGCGACAATATTCATAGCGGTATCTTTCGGAGTCGCTTTCGCCCCTGCTTATAACTGTGCAACAATCTTCCGAGCTGAGGGAATTAATCCGTATGAAAAACTTATCCTTGCAGTTGTGCAGGTAGAGTCGAATGGCAATGTATATGCTTTAAATAAGCACGAAGGGGCTTTCGGGAGTTTTCAGATACGGGAGTGCCGTCTACGAGATTATAATGCCAGAAACGGCTCTAAATACATCTTGAGTGATATGTATGATTATGAACTTGCAAAGAAAGTGTTTAATTATTACTGTCAGGGCAGGGATTTTGAGACAATAGCGAAGGAGTGGAATGGCAAAAGTAAACATAACCACTACTGGGCAAAAGTTTTGGAACAACTTAATAAAATTTAACGATGGAAGAAACGATACTTGAGATAATAAATGAGCATTATAATCCATACGAAGGAGAATATGGAAGATGTCACCACGAGTTTGCTGCCAAAGAGATTGCAAAACTTTTTATAAAGTTTATAGAGTGGGGAACTAGCAAAAATTCACCAGCCGCAGTACTTTATGGAAATCAATCCGAAAGATTTGCCACCACAAAAAAGGACTATACTATTGAGGAACTTTTCAATTATTGGTTAAAGAAAGATAACTCCTCGCAAGAGTAATTAAACTTAATAGACAAGAGAGATGAAAACAGAATTAGAGGTTAAGCAGAATGAGATGATTGAATTGCTTTGGGAAGCATTAGTTGATATGCCTATTCCTATTCCCGAAGGATTCTTTAAGTTGAGAGATGAGATTTCTGCTTTGGGAGAACAAGAGAAAGATAATCAAATTATATTACTTTCCGCAGAAATACATGAACCCGATAAAAGTTCTCCTGAATTTTGTGGATGGATAAATGAAGTTAAAGGATGCATTGCACAGGAAAAAACACTTGAAAAATTAAAAGAATCACTCCTCGATGTTTACTGGATTAAACGAGCAGTCGAAAGTAAAATGGCAAAAGAACAAGAGAAAGAGCAACCAAAGAAAGTCTTGTCACCGGAAGAAATACTCAAAGATAATTTAAGCGATTATTATTGGGAATTGATTGAAGGACAAACAACATTGCCCGACCATGAAAAAACACTCAAAAAATGGATTCTTATTGCAATGGAAGACTACCATTCTCAATTTGAGGGGGAAGGACTCAGGGATGAGCCAACTAATTTAAGGGCAGAATTAAAGGAATTATTAGTATGGATAATTAATGAGCAATGGTTTTTAGAAGAAAAAAATTATAGAGAATGTCTTGACGAATATCTTAAAACCCGCTAAAATGGAATACTACAAGAAAGTTTACATTAAAGGTAAGGCAGAGAATTTGCCAAAAGAGGAAGGTGTTTATATTGCTAAACGAAAAGATGGCGGTATTTACGTTGATGAATATTTTGCAGGTAATAATTCATTAACACGTTGGCCTCAATATATTGACTGGTATCTCTTGCCTGTTTCCGAAGCCGAGCAGAGAGAAGAATTGATTTAGGGATTGTGTTTTTTTTATTCAGGAATTTGCCTCTCAATCTCAGCCAGAGATTACAGATAAATTAAAGATTAAACTACTTGAAATTAGGGATGCTTTAATTGAAGAAGATATAGAGGAGGCTTATCATGTTTTGTATCAAATTCAAGATCCCAATTATGAAAAATATAGTGATACAATTTGGAAGGATTGGGAAGAAATCAGAGACAGATTAAAGAAATAAGCAATGTAAAATTAAATAAGAAACAAGATGAATAAAAAACTAAAAATTCCTAAAGGTATTAAAGCATACGGATATACTGGCGTGTGGAGTTCAAATCAAGTAGGTTGGTTTGCCCCCAGACATATTGGAGGAAGCAGAAAATATCCTGATAGTCCTAACATTGATAAAGATAATCCCGATTATGAATATTTACAAGGGCAACGTCTTTTTCTGTGTGAAATAACAGTCATTCCGATTTTAGACAAACTTGGCAGTCCAATAACAAAAATTGTGCATTAATAAGAAATAAGCAATGGACAAGACTAGAAAATTAATAATAGCGCAAAGGGAGTTGATTTCCAATTTAATCTTGCAATTAATAATTACCGAACCAACAACTTGTTCAATGAGAAAAGAACATAATAAAATATTTGGTAAACAAATTAAACTTCAGAAGCGGATCGCCAAACTTGAAAAACAGATAATCGAGAATGAGTAATAAACTTGAAATAATTATCTGGGAGCCAGAAATTGTGAAAGCAGAATTATGTTGTAATGTTCGTTCACCTTATGATAAGACTATATTTTGTGACTTACCTGCGGGGCATGATTCATTTCATTGGTACAGAGGTATCGCACGCTGGGGTAAAAGAGAAAGAAAGGCAGACGATGAATTATAAAGCAGAAGATTTTATAGTTAATGATTTTGGTTATTTTGAATTCTTTCACAGGAAGACACATGTTTGGGGAATTAAGAAGACATTCGTAGCAGGATATTTCGAAGTTAAAAGTGTCAATCAAGAAGGCATTGAATTGACAGATGGGCAGATAAAACCACTTCTTGTGCCGTATGATATGATAAAGGATTTTGAGAAAACATATAGAATATAGTTAATAAAAAACAGATAAATGTCAATAATATTTATACAAATTTATATAACAATACACAATAATACATAACTTTGGAACAATAATTTGTCATAATGGTAAATTCTAATGAAATTTTGGATGCTGAATGGTTGGAGGCATTGAAAGGAGATAATTATCGTAATGAGATAACTACATGGACTCCTATTTATGAATGGATAATACCAAGAATAACAGGCAGAATAGTTGCAGATGCTGGTTGCGGTTGCGGACATTTTCTTTCAATGCTAAAAGGTGTTCGAACAATAGGGATAGATGCAAGCATTGTGGCAATAACAGAAGCGAAAACTAGATGTATTACGACAGACTTTTATTTAAGAGACTTAGTCAACTCTGATATTTTATGGACATTAAAATATGATACCGTTGTTTTCACAGAAGTTTTGGAGCATATCAAAAAAGACAGAAAAGTTATTAAGTCTATTCCTTCCGGCAAGCAGGTATTTATTTCTGTTCCTAGAGAGCGGATACCCTCTGACACTCATGTAAGGACTTATAAAAATCTTTCATTTTTAAAGAAATATTATGAATCTTACTTAAATATTATTGAAGCCAAAGAAGTAGGGATGCATCATTTTTTGTGTTTAAACGCGATAATGAAATGATAAGTCTGATAATAGTTGCTTATAAAGACAGGGGTTGGCTTGATGACACTATTGAAAGTGCAAAGAATCAGACTTTCAGAGATTATGAAGTGATACTTTGTTCAGATGGCAATCCTAAACTTGGTGTTTTTGCGCAGAAGCATAACATAGATTTTATTCTTGCAGAAAAAAAGAACTGGAGTCACTGTTTTAATTTAGCCGTTAATCATTGTTCGGGTGATTGGATCAAATGGTTAGATGATGATGATTTATTAACTCCGAATTGTTTAAATGACTTATATCAGGGTACGGGTACTGCTGATATGGTTTATGCGAATGCTATAAATTTTGATGCTGTAAAAGAGCAACTATATAAGTCTCCGGTTGGACTTTCTTTAAAAGACTTCCTGCCAATAGTAACTAATAGACTTCATGGCGGTACTGTTTTGATTAAAAAAACTGCTTTCAATGAAATTGGCGGCATGGATGAGAATCTCTTTTTTGCTGAGGAGTATGATTTTTATTTGAATATGCTCATTAAGGGAAAAACATTTACTCATGTCGATAGTACAGTAGTTAAATATCGGAAACATGCAGACACTAATTCGGAGAGGAAAACTCCTGAGATAGAAAAACAGATTAAAGAATATTTAATAAAAAAATATCATGGCAGAGTGTAAAAGATGTTTGTTTAAAGAACCGGTTGTCGTTCTTAATGATAAGGGCGTTTGTAATCTTTGTGAGATGCATGATGAGATAGAAAAACATTCTAAATTATCTGATTGGTATTTAATATTAAAGAAAATTCAGAACCAAAAGCGGAAATATCATTGTCTGATAGGTATCTCCGGGGGATTGGATTCATCCTTGCTTCTTGAAATGGCAATAAAGAAATGGAAATTGAATCCTTTAGTTATTCACTTCGATAACGGCTGGAACTGTAGACAATCGAATAATAACATTGATATAATGGTTAAATCTCTCGGTGTTGATTTCATTCGTTATAGCATAAGCCAGAAAGAATATGATGAGATTAATAAATGTTTTTTACTGGCTTCTGTTAGTGATGCGGATATTCCGAATGATATGGCAATGGCAGAAATGATGTTAAGAACAGCGCATCAATACGGTATAAAGTATATTCTTAACGGTCATAACTTTCGCACCGAGGGAAGTTCCCCGCTTACTTGGTCATATATGGATTCTAAATATATTGAATCCGTTTATGAACAATTTTCGGGTAAGAAGATTAAATCATTTCCTTTACTTACTTTTAGAAAGCAATTATTCTATAATCTTTTAAGGATAAAAAAGATAGACCCATTCCATTATCTTGAAGTTGATATAAACACGGAAAGAGAGAGACTTAAAAAAGAATATGGATGGAGAGATTATGGTCCCAAACATTCAGAGAATATATACACTGGATTTATAGGAGCTTATTATTTGCCAGAGAAGTTTAATATTGACAAGCGGATAACTTATGAATCTGCACTTATCCGTTCTGGTAAAGAGAGGAAAGAATTAGGACCGAGGCCGGAATATAATAAAAGAATTCTGTATAAGGTTTTACATAGAACAGGAGTAAATAAACGGCTTTTTAAGAAAATAATGGAGTCTCCTCCAAAGACACATACAGATTATAAAACTTATCATTCGACATTTAAGAAGTGGAAGTTTGTGTTTTATGTGATGATGAAACTCAATCTCATTCAATATACATTTTATAAAAAATATACACAATGATCCTCCTGCCGGGAATGGGTTACGTCTCCAATGGAGATAAAAACGGTGTAATCAAGTGCCAAAACGGTACAATCCCATCCCGGCTTTTTTAATAAAGACATGAAAATTAGTATCGTAATCGCATATTACAATCGTAAGAAACAACTTCTTAAATCATTGGAGTCAATTTGGCATTATGGGAATCCTGAGATTATAATTATTGATGATGGAAGTACAGAAAGAATAGATGACATTGAAGGAATAAAACTAATTAGAATTGAACCAGAGGAGAAATGGTATTCAAATCCCTGTATCCCTTTCAACATTGGACTTAGTAAAGCGGAGGGCGATATTATTATCATTCAAAACCCTGAATGTATTCATATAGGCAATATCTTATCATATTGTAAAAAATTAATCCCCGATACTGTTTTTAGTTTTGCGGCTTATTCTTTAGACTTTCCATTAGAATATGACAACTATAATTTATCTGTATTAAAGAACTTTATTATGTCACTGCCCCAGCAACGGCAGGTTTCGCATCAGGGTTGGTATAATCATTCAATATATAGGCCGGAGGCTTTGCATTTTTGTAATGCCTTTATGAGAGAGGACATAGAACGAATAGGGGGATTTGACGAACGTTATGCTAATGGTATTTGTTTTGATGATAATGATTTGGTTGTCCGCATCAGGAGGGCAAAGATGAAAATAGATATAATAGATAATCCTTTTGTTATTCATCAGCAACACGAAAGGACTGATTATGCCCATCTATGGAATAAACGAATGATTAACTTTGGAATCTTCGAAAAGGCCGGGAAGGAAACTTGTATTAAACCGCCGAATAATAAATATTACGGATTATGTGGAAGTTAAATGTCCCTAAAATATTGCATGTTTATTGGGGAGGAGAAAAATTATCTTATCTTCGTTTCATGACCGTTAAATCATTTATGGCATATAATCCTGATTGGAACGTGATGCTGTGGTATCCCAAGTACCCTTATAAAACTGTGACATGGAACACTTCAGAATTAAACTATAAAAAAGAATGGGATGATTATTTCCCTGAACTTTTAAAACTTGATATTAAAAAGCAGGCAGTTGATTTTACAGATTATGGGATTAAGAATGAAATTTCGGAAGTTCATAAATCGGATTTTTTAAGGTACTATTTTCTGAATAAATACGGTGGAGTTTATTCTGACATGGATATTCTTTATTTTCGCTCCATTACAAATCTGGCAGTTAATAGAAAGATCAATAAAGACATTAAAACATTCGTTTGTCTTTCCCATTATGGTCATTCAAACGGATTCTTTATGGCACAAGAAGGAAGCCAATTCTTTGGCAGGATGTTTGAACTTGCTCATGATGTAGAACTCGTGAAATATCAAAGCAATGGGCCTGATCTTTGTAATAAGCATTTTCCTACATTGGAATCAATTAATAAAATTTCTTCAACAGTTAATATAGGCATGGAAGCGGTTTATTATTATAATGGCCAGAATGTCTGGAATATTTATAATGATAAAGTGCTTAATTTCTCTGCCAGATCAATAGGTATTCACTGGTATGCAGGACATCCGCTATCCGGGATGTTTCTTAATAATACAAAAGGAGGGATTGACAATTATCCCGATAATATACTTGGTAATATATGTAAAATAGTATTATGAAAATCTTAACTTTAACAGGAACTCGTCCTGAACTTATTCGTCTTTCAGTAATTTTACGAAAATTGGACAAAGTTTGTGATCATATTCACGTTCATACGAATCAGAATTTTGATCCCTCGCTTAATGATATATTCTTTAAGGATCTGAAGATAAGAAAACCTAATTATACATTTAAAAAGGCTACCAGTCTTGGTGAATTTTTAAGTAACGGGTTCAGAATATTTGAATTTATATTAGTAACTGAGAAGCCGGACAAGATTTTGATTCTTGGTGATACGAACTCTGTTCTCTTTGGTATTCTTGCAGCAAAACGAGGTATCCCTATTTATCACATGGAAGCCGGGAATAGATGTTATGATACACAAGTGCCGGAGGAAACTAACCGGATGATAATAGATTCTTGTTCTCTTTACAATCTTCCTTATACTGAAAATTCGAAGGAGAATCTTATCAGGGAGGGACATTCAAAGAACTTTGTTTTCAAGATAGGTAATCCGATAAAAGAAGTCTTAGATTATTATGAATATGAAATTAGTAATAGTGATATTCTTGAAAGACTTGGGTTAATGCCTTATTCTGAAGATGCCCTGGCTTGTTATACACTTCTTTCATTTCATCGTACTGAGAATGTGGATTCCAGGTATGTCGCATGGAACGTTGTCGAGGCTGTTAATAAGATAGCAGAAGAAATGCCGGTAGTTTATTCATTCCATCCCCGAACTAAAGATCAGTTTGCAAAACATGGGATAAAGTTTTCAGATAATGTCAAGTTGATTGACCCGGTGGGATTCTTTGATTTTGTCAGTCTTGAGAAACATGCTAAAGTTGTTTTGACAGATTCGGGGACAGTGCCGGAGGAGACTTCATTGTTTCATGTGCCTACTATTGTACTTAGAAACACTACTGAGAGACAGGAACTGATGGAAAATGGCACTTTGATTCTTGCCGGAACAAAGACGGAGGCTATTTTAAGGGCATTTAAGAGCATCAAAGATTTGCCTAATGACTGGCACGGGCTAAAAGATTATGATAAGGTTAACGTCTCTGACACGGTTATACGGTTGCTTTTAGGGCAGACGCCTGTTATTAAGAGAAAAGGACATGATGAATACTAATGTTTAAAGACAAAATTATATTAATTTCCGGCGGTTCGGGTTCATGGGGCCGTGAACTGACAAAGCAACTTCTTTTGAAAGAACCCCAACAGATAACAATCTTTTCACGGGGAGAGATTTCACAAGTTGATATGAACAGGACATTTAACAATCCAATAGTGGAATATGTCATTGGTGATATAAGGGATAAAGAAGCGGTTAATTTAGTCGTATCACAGAAGCCGGATTATATCTTTCAACTTGCAGCTCTGAAACACGTCCCCATTTGTGAAAACCAACCACGGGAAGCAATAAAGACAAATATTATTGGAACTGAAAACCTGATAGATGCTGCAATTCGGTACAAAGTAAAGAAGTTCATTGACATATCAACCGACAAAGCCGCTGACCCTTCGAATCTTTATGGGATGACAAAAGGCATAGGAGAGAAACTAACAATTCAGGCTAACTGCTTAACAACAGATACGGAATTTATCTGCATCAGAGGAGGTAATGTTTTGGGTACAAATGGTAGTATAGTTCCTTATGTGATTGACCAGATAAAGACTTGTAACAAAGTGAGGGTGACGGATGACAGAATGACACGGTTTTTTCTTACTCTCCCTCAGGCTGTCAGTCTTATATTTTATGCGGTGGAGAAAGGCATTGGAGGTGAGACTTATGTGATGAATATGCCTTCATTTTACATAATAGATTTAGTAGAGATTTTAGTCAGCTTTTACGGCAATGCAGATACGGAAATAGATATTGTAGGTATCCGGGAAGGTGAAAAGCTGCATGAGGTTCTCATTTCAGAACATGAAGTGTCGAGAACGGATTATGTAAACGAAGATTATTATGTTATCTATCCACAACTGAAAACTGGCAGGGCATATTATCACGACTGGAATCAGGATGATAAGATTTGGGATGGTAAAGGAGACACGAGATTAAAACACGCATTAACATCTAAGAATAATTTGAAAGATAAAGATTATTTAACTAAACTTTTAAGGGGAGGGGGCTGGTTATGAAATGTCCGTATAATGATTTTGGTTGTACTGAGGTAGATACTTCAGGTATGGATAAGATAGACTGTAAAGATTGCAGAAACTATATAAAGCGATATGCTTTAATTGCTTCTTTACCCGATAGAGAAAAGATGCTTGAAAAGACAGTTGAAAGTCTCCGGCATCAGGTTGATGATATTTATGTCACTCTTAACGACTATGATCATGTACCTGAGTTCTTATTCGATTGTCATTCTATCATCTTAGATAATTCAATGGGCGATGCAGGTAAGTTTTACTTTGCCGATAAGTTAAAAGGTTACATTCTGACTTGTGATGATGACCTTATTTATCCTCCTGGTTATGTAGATAAGATGATTAAAGGAGTTGAGAAATACAAATGTGCCTGTTCACTTCATGGGCGAGATTATTCCCGTCCTGTTATTGGCTTTCAGGAAGCATTTAAAGGTTATCCTTGTCTTGGCACAGTATTGGAAGATACGAAAGTGGATGTCGGCGGCGACGGTGTTATGTGTTGGCATACTGATTTCTTAAAAGTAAAGTTCTCTGACTTCAAACAAAAGAATATGAGTCAACTTTATTTCTCTAAATTATGCAAAGAACAAAATGTCCCGATAATGGTTCTTGCTCATCAGGCAGGATATCTGGGTTACATGAATCCGGCATGGACAATATGGGAAGAGGAATCAAAGAACGGATTTGTCAGACAAACGGAATTACTTAAAACATTTTTAAAATGATACGAAAAGTAAAAGGTGGGTTTAAATTGGTTTCCCATAAAGGGAAGAGTCTTGGAAAATACAAGACAAAGAAAGCTGCATTGAAAAGAGAACGGCAGGTGAATTACTTTAAAAATAAAGATAAATGATTATAACTAAAGATTAAGTTAAACAGCGAAAATACAGCGAATATGCCAAATCCTGAGAATTTAATTAACGAGGGTTTTGAAAAACATCCTGAACGTATTAACAAAAAAGGGCGACCAAAGAAAATCCCTCAGTTGGATGTGTTACTTGCAGAGATATTTTCTGAGAAGGAAATGACTGAGATATTAAGGGCACTCCAGAAGATAGCAAAGAAGGGAAATGTTAAAGCTGCTGAAGTAATTCTTGACCGTGCTTATGGCAAGGCCAAACAGCAACTGGACATAACAACTGATGGCGAAAAGATCAATACAATAAAACTCGTGAGGGGAAATGAGGGAGCTGATAATAAATCACAGTAACGTCTTAGATAATCTTCTGGACTCACTAAAGCGTATTATCGTTCTTGAGGGTGGTTCTTCCAGTACAAAGACATGGAGTATCTTTCAATGGATAATAATTCGCTGTTCACAGAATAGAGGGGAGAGTTATACCATTGCCAGGTTAAAGATGACATGGACAAAAGCTACTCTGCTGAAAGACTTTGAAACATTGGTTTTGAAATACGGACTTCCGGTGACTCCTGAGATAAACATAAACAGACCGGATCAATGTTATTTACTCTGGGGTAATGAGTTAAATTTCATAGGTCTTGACGAGCCACAAAAGGCACACGGGCGCAGACAAGATTATCTTTGGCTTAATGAAGGCATGGAAGATTCGGAGAAAGAGGCTAATCAGTTAATGATCCGCACTAAGAAACGCATCTTTATTGATTACAACCCCGCTGCTGAGACACACTGGATTTATGACAATATCATTTCCCGTGAAGATTGTGACTTCTTTCAGTCAACGATGCGTGATAATCCTTTTTTAGAACAAGCGATAATAGATGAGTTGAACAGATTAGAAGATACAGATCCTATTGCTTATAAGATTTACAACTTAGGATTAAGGGCGGTACAAAAGGGACTCATCTTTAAGAACTGGGAAATTGTTAATAGAATACCTGATGGGGCAAGGACAATAGCATACTGGCTCGATTTTGGCTTTGTGAATGATCCTACAAGTATAGGGCGACTTTCGTATGTGGACGGAGAACTATGGTCTGATGAGTTAGTTTATGAACGGGGACTCGTTAACGTGCCTATCCGCAATGTAAAGAATGGCATGATCGAAAAAAACATATCAGACAAAATGATTGAGTGCGGTATAAAGGGTAATGATGAGATAATCGCTGATTCAGCAGAAATAAAATCTATCCGTGAACTTCGTGCAGTGGGATGGAATGTTTTCCCTGCCCATAAACCGGCCATTACTTTCGGGTTGGACATTCTAAGACGGTACAAGATTAACATTACAGAACGAAGCATTAATACTATTAAAGAGTTTAAAAACTACAAATGGGCAATAGACAAAGATGGTGAACCAATAAGACCAGAGAAACCTATTGATGATTGGAATCATAGTATTGATGGTATGAGATATATTGCCGTATTAAAGTTAGTGAATAGAAGTCAGGGAGTACAACGAATAAATTAAAGGATATGAAAAAACAGATTTTAAAATTAGGTGATTCCTATGTTTCTAATAAAAAAGTGGGGCCATTTGGTTTTTTAGTTACTTCTCCAAATTTGGCTGATGCTGTTATTTTTACAGAAGAAGAAGTTAATATAATACTAAATACTTCTTGTATGAATCCTATTCCTATCGAAGTATGAAAACATTAGGAGCATCACTTATAGTAAAGAATGAATCTGAATGTATTGAGGCTTGTTTAAATTCGCTCAAAGGCATGGATGAGATAGTCATTGTTGACACAGGTTCTGAAGACAACACAGTAGAACTCTGCAAGAAATACACTGATAAGATTTATACTGATTATCTCTGGCAGGATGACTTTGCTGAGGCTCGTAATGTATCGCTTTCTCATTGTACTACTGATTATGTGTTTATCATTGATGCAGATGATACATTAAATTGTAGTGTTGAAGGGATAAAGCATGTACTAAATTCTTACATGACAAAGGAAGTAGAAGGACATGTGATTCAATACTTAGGGATGTTATTCTCAGTTCAGACGAGTATAGAGACTATTGAATCAATAAGGATAATAAAGAATGATCCGTTAATAAAATGGGAGGGTGCTGTCCATAATATACTTACATATAACGGAAGCAATGAAAGATTAAAAGCACAATGTTATAAGACGAAGTTTGAAATTAAAGCAGGTTATTCACCGTCGCATTTCAGAGACCCGGACAGGAGTCTAAGGATATTGACTAAGCAATTAGAAATAGACCCTAAAAACATACGCTATCAGTATTACATGGCAAGGGAATATATCTCAAGACGAATGGACCCGGCAAATAAAGAACGCATTCCTGAATTTCTTGACTTGATAATCTATTGGCTTGAACGGTATGAGTCAATAGGCTTCTTTGTGGATTGGACAAATGAACTGGCGGACGCTTTGTATTTACTTTCATTGGCTTATTTTGAAAAAGTTCTTGTCACTAAAGATGTTACCTGGTGGCATAAAGGTATTGTCGCTGCTCTAAAATCATTTGCCGTGCTTCCTTCTTACCAGGCTCCTGCTAAGTTGCTTTCTGATGCCATGATGCAAATACCAGGAACGAAAGGAATAGTACAATATAAGGCAGCGCATGAGTTCTGGAAGTTTGTTGCTTCAAAATGTTCTAATCAAGGTGTTGCACAAATACGAAAAGTATGAAAACAACAATTATTAAGAAAAACGAAATTGAATATCCATGCCTTAAAATAAAGGAAGGTTCAGGGATTGTTATCTTTTGTTTATCGGAAAATGAAGGATTTATTATTTTTGTACCTGATGAAGTTAAACTTGCATATTCGCTGGGTGAAAAGGTTAATGCTTTGGAGGAGGCTAAATTATATACAGGAATCGTTTCGCTTGAAAATTAAAACTATGAAAATAAAAGAAATGAAAAAGCTATTATTCTTTTTAGTCGTTATGTTTCTTCTCTCCTGTGAGAAAGAACCTATTCCAAAGATTGTTACTGATGAGTTCTGCTGGGCATGTAACAGTGAGAACATAATTGGAGGATCATATTACTCTCAGACGTTTGATATATGCAGTCTTACTGAAATAGAAATCAGGATTTTTGAGGCAGACAATAGTTATGGTGTTTTCATTAATGACTACGGCCCGGACGTAGCTGCAAGGAAAATAACCTGTGTAAAACAAAAATAAATTGTAAATAGTATTAGTATTAACCAACTGTTATTTATGAAGTAAACAGAAAAACGACACTGATTTTTAAAGGAGTCTTCAGTAATGGAGACTTTTTTATTTGTTAATAATCTATATATATATGTTAATAATTATATATATAGATATTTGTATATGTCATAAAAATTGACTATTTTATAAGAACAGTTCATATTATAGGCTTTCGTCAATGAATGACTATCCTTTTTTATTTCTATCGTTTAATTTAATATCTTAATCAATGAGCATTACTGTTTGTCAATGCCCTATCAGCACTACACTTGCATCTATTGTCACCGACATTAATGATTGCAAAGTTGAGTTCGGGCAGATTCAAAAACTAATCTTCTGGAGGCATGGTCAGCATTTAGACGCTGCTGCTTCTGCTGTCTCATCCGCCGTATGGACGGTTCATCTTACAGCAACGGGCGACACCAAGGCAGTCGTTTCTCCGTTTGTATCGCTTGTTATTCCTCCGACAGAAGTTCGTGAAGTCGGTTCCGGTAATGAAGTGAAGGATGGTATCCCTATTCAAATAGGCACTCTTTCAGTAAAAGCCGAAGGACATATCTGGCAGACAGACCAGGCGGTGATAAAACTACTCAAGGCGCTTAGTTGCGATGACCTGGATGTACTCTTTATCAATGAAAACAATCAACTTGGATATAATAAGGTTGGCAGTCTTGTCGAAGGATTCCCGATAACTTCTTTGTTTATCTCTGATTTGAGTACTGGTTCTTACACCGATGGATCAAAGAACATGTTCCATTTCTATCTTGCTGGTGGGTGGTCTGATGGTTTTACAGTAACAGCAGCTACCACTTTCTTGCTTGACATGGTTAACTCGTGAGATTAGTTTGCGGGGATATGATTTTAGAATGCAGCGAAAAGCGTGCTGCTGATATTTTGCGTATTCAAAAGCAGATGAGAGTTAACGACTGGCAAATACAAGAAAATGCTAATACTGGAACAGATACAGTCACTGATAATACAGCGACCACACAAAAAAGAACTCGACAGAGGCATAGTTCATCAAAATAGATTAAAGTTTCACACTGAGACTGAGATTCTTTTAAATGAACTTTCTCCTTATAGAGATATTTTCTTGTCGTGGATATGCGCAGAGAAACCTGAGTTACTTCCTGCAGATAAGGTTGAGCGGTTTAAGCAACTGATGACTTGTCCACTTCCTACAATTCAATTGACACAAGCTATTAACATTGCTTTGTCAAGAGTCTTTGAGGGACAGGATAAGTTTTTCAGGTACGACTTCAAGGATGATACGAAGTTGGATGACTGGCAGGAGTTCCGTGATGATGGGTTCTGGAAAGAAGAAGGTATGCAGGCAATGATAAATGCCATTGATTCCGTTTGGGTTGCTGACTTACCACAGGAACAAGAAGGAGATAAACCGGAACCTTGTAATAGACTTATTGATATTTCAAACGTGATAGACATTTCCTGCAAACGTAACGGAGAATGTCTGTATGTCATCTTTGCTATCGGTGAGAAATTATTCGTTTATGATGATGAGTCTATTTGTGTATTCGATTATCAAAAGGAAAAGATAGGAGAATTAATATCAGAGTTCTTTCATGAGTTGAGTTACTGTCCGGCACGTATGTTCTGGAGTGATTATCTGGGTTATAAGAATTGTATAAATCATAAAGCGCCACTTACAAATGTACTTTCAGAGCTGGACTGGTTGTTAGTACATAAAGTTTTCAAGAAGTATATGGACATAGCTAATTCCTTCCCTATACTTGTCAAGTATCAATCAGGTCAGGACTTTGGAGACTTGACGAAAGAAAATAACAAAGGACGGACTGAAGGACAGAAACAGACAGCAGGCAAGGGATTGATAGGGCCGGGAACGATTGTTGAAGTTCCTATTCCAATAGAAGGTCAACCGGATTTAATGGCTAATCCTTTAGCATGGGTGTCACCAGCAGTAGATACATTAAACTTTCATGTATCTGAAGATGTTCGATTGACTGATTATATTTTTAAGACTTCAGTAGGCATTGATGGGGAACAGACGAATGACCAGGCTAAGAATGAAAAACAGGTGCTGGCTTCATTTGAAAACCAGAGTATAATCCTAAGACGTTTAGCACAGAATTTTGAAAAGATACAGACATTTGCTGAAAAAACGATTATCGCTTTACGATACGGTGAAGAGGTAACTGTCTCGATAGATTACGGGTCTAAGTTCTTCTTAAAGACTGCCGACGATCTGATGGCAGAGAAAGAAGCCATGACGGGGGACGATGTTATGGTTGACGCTGTCTCATCTGAACTTATAGAGACTAAGTTCCGCAATGATTCAGGAGGCAAGATGAGAGCAAATGTAATTCAGGACTTAGACCCCCTACCGGGGAAAACTATTGATGAGGTTATTAAGATAAAGAATGCAGGAGGTATTGACAAAATATCATTTATCATCAAACTTAACCTGATGAGTTTTGTTCGGAGGTTTGAACGTGAACAATTGCCGATTGCACAATTTATGAAAGTCGGAGAATATAATGAGAGGGTTAAAATCATTCTTGATGAGTTTAAAAAATATGTTAATGAATTTTCTATTACACCAGTAGCAACTACGGATAAAACTTCGGTAGTTAAAACAACAGTTACTCCGGTAAATCAATTAGCAGTTGAAGATGTTCAGAAAACAGCCCTTAATGGAGCTCAGGTATCAGCTCTTATAGAACTGATAATGAATATTGGAACTGGTGTAGTAAGTAAAGAAACGGCTAAAGGAATTATAGTTAATGCCTTCCCAACATTTACAGACGAGGAGGTTGACCAGATAGTTAATAATGTAAGCATAAAGAAAAACAATACAAAAACTCCAGTGGCGACAGTTAGTCCTACTGTGGTTGTAGAAAAAAATCCTGCAAAAGTGAAAGCAGGTAAAGTAATAACTAATAAATAATAAAATGTTTGGTAACATTAACAAAAATGTAGAGATCAAAGAGGAAGATCGCTATTTTCACAATGTCCTGATGGAGAAAATAATTATTAATCCGAAGGATCCGTTACATCCTATTGTCCGTAAGTATGTGAAAGTCTTTCGTGCAATAGATTACAAGAAGTATTTTCAATGCTCGCAGGAAGATCAGATTGGTTTCTTAAAGGCAATGAATTATCAGACTGCTGAACTTGTACATGACCCGACTATTGACGATTTTGTCAGGCCTGCCATTGAGAAATCTTTTGAGCAGAAGTTTGTTGAACTTAAAAAGACAAACTTAACAAGACAAATGCAAACTAAACTTCGTAAATCTATCAAACCGATTGTGAAATGAAGAAAGATGAAGTGCTGAAGTACGTAGAGACTAAAGGGGACGAATCGTTTATAGTACGCACAGAAGCAGAAGAGAAAACGTTCCTTGAAAATTACGGTAAGAAGATTGAAGAAGAAGTGATTCCTTCCAAGATCAGCGAATTGCACACCCGGTATGATGATGACATCTTTGCTGTCACAGGATTGAAAAAGAATCCTACTGAAAAGACTTATGATTTTACCAAAAGAGTTCTTGGTGAATATAAAACGAAGGCAGAGAAAGCATCTATACTTGAGAAAGAAATCAGTGATTTGAAGAAACAAATTGCAGATGGTACGGGTGACAAGAAAACACTAGCAGACCTTGAGGCTGTTCAAAGAGCTTATAAAGAACTTGAGGATACAAAGACAAAAGAAGTGACAGAGATAAAGACTCAGTTTGAAAAGTACAAAGATGAGTCTGAAATTGTTGCTGCAAGTTCGGGACTTTTATTCAAAAAGAACATCCCCGAAACGGCTATCAAGTCTTTGGTAAAACAGATCATAGGCGATCTTTCTTCGATAGCTTCACGGCAGGACGGCAAGTTGATATTCTTGAAAGATGGAGTACCGATGCGCAATCCTCATAATGCCCTGAATCCTTATACTGCGGATGAACTTCTAAAAGAAAGATTAAAAGATGTTCTTGATACAGGTCGTAAAGCTGAAGGAGGGCCGGGTATTGATAACGAAGTGACGAAGGTATATGATAATGCATCAGGTAAATTAACAAAGATCATTATGCTTATTCCGGACACGGTAAAATCAAAAAATGATTTAGGAAAATATTTGGTAAGTCAGAAACTGTTAAGAGGATCACAGGAATATGATGCAGCTTATGCAGAGTATTCAAAAGACTTACCCATGCGCTGAAATGTGACTTTTGCGTAAACCATAACATAGTATTAATTTAAAACAATTTTAAAATGGCTTATGCTACAACAGTCTTAGACGAATATCGTCTAAGTTATGAAAAATCAAATTTGGATGCACATGATAACCGCTTTTCAAACTACGGTGCTTATGCTACATTCTTAAAAGATACTCCGAATCTTATTCCGGGGTATGCTGAACTTGTCGCCGGTCGTGCTTTGGCTACACGTACTGTGTCTGTCCCTATTCTTACAAGACAGACTCTCGGTACTGCCGCTGTACGTACCTGTACTCCGACTTATAATCAGGGTACTTCTGCTTATGTAACTCCTTCATGGACGACTGTCGAGGCAGGGTTTATGATGGTTCCGACAGAACATGAAGACAATTACATCTCAGAAGATGCTGCATTCTTACACAACCTGAAGGCTGTGGAGAAAGCATTCTTGCTTGATGCCGATACCGATGCTGTCGCTTATCTTGTTACTAACTTGACTTATGCGAATGATGCTACAGGCAATCCATTCTTTAATACTGCCAAGTATATGCAGGTTCCTTTGGCTTTCCATGATACTTTCTTCCAGGATCTGAAAGACATCATGTTTGCCAATGACATTGATGCCGATGCCGGTATTAATATTGTCGGTTCTCACAGAGTTCGTGGGTTGGTTGAATATTATTCCAATCAGGGAACTGGTAATAGTGCTAATCTTACCTTCCAATACAACGGATTCGATTTTGCTTATAGTAACCGTTGCGCTATCGGAACAGCTCTTCTGGGTGTAGCTTATGCTATGCCTAAAGGTTCTTTGGCATACCTGTCATGGGTTGACAAAGATGCCGTACTGAATCACAAGTCAGGTGACGGTAAGGAATGGTATCAGGAAGAACTTCCACTTTTGGGCCATAAGGTAGGTGTTCTGTATCAGTCAAGTTGTGCTGATAAGAGTTCACTGTTTACTGGAGGCCAGGCAACGCTGATGGAGAATTATATGTTCAGCTTTGACAGAGCTTTCACAAGTTCTTATGATGCTACTATTACCACTGATGCAGGTGTCATCTTTGGTATTGAGTTTGCAAAACTTTAGTTAAGAGTTAGCCCGGCTACGGGTCGGGCTTTCTTTTTATTTATGTGCGTGAATTGTAAAAAAAACAGGGTTCAGCAGATTATCGAAGGGATGGGTAATTATGTATTCAGAACTCCTGAATCAGAGGCAATAGCTAAAAGACGAGCTGAAATTTGTGCTGTATGTTTACAATTAAAAGGAGAGAAAACAAATTGGTGTCCAGAATGTCATTGTTATATACCATTTGCAATTAGAAGTATGGCTAAAGAATGTGATTTAAAATTATGGTAGATGTTTAATATTTCAACTTTAAAAACAGCATTGACGGGACATATAGGATTCCGTGAATTTGATGATACAACAATCGGAACCGTTGCCACTGCTTTAAGGAGTTCAGTGTCAGGTCAATACTTTGATGATTTTCATCCGTTTCTTCGTACTGACAATCTTTACTATGCTGCACCGGAAGAGGCTACATTCAATACATGGCTCCAATCAAGAGTTGAAGGATCTATTGCAAAACTCTTTAATCGTTTAGCAACAGATAAGAAATTGAGCGGATCAACAAGGTCTATCTTTGAAAACAAACCAATCTTTTCAGGGATTGGAGAGATGTCTGATACCATTACGAAGTCAGGTCGTTTAGTCGGTCTGGCTATCACTCCTAGAAACATCAATAATATTCAAGTAGTTTTAAATCAGATAGGTTTCCATTTCACTTCCATTCAGGCAGGGTTTAACATTTATCTCTGGCACTCGTCTCATGTGGGGACAGTAGATTCGCAGGTAGTAACAACTTCAACGGTAAGCAATTTCGATTGGAAGTCTTTGAACTTTGCTCTAGATTATGTAAACTATGCCAATGACATTGATTCCGGAGGGACATGGTTCATAGGTTACTTTGAGAATGATGTCACTGGTAATGCAATCCGTAAACGGTACGACTTTTATAATGGGCCATGTCAGGGATGTAAAGGATCAGGAGACAACCGCAACAGGTTTGATCTATGGAGTAAGTACGTTGATATAATGCCATTCTCTGTTCCTGCATCTGCATTATCGGGAACTAACCTTCCCGCATTGGGAAGTATGATTGAAGATGAAACGACAAACTTCGGGATGAACATTTCTTTAACTGTCAGACCTGATGTAACAGAATTAATTACTGGTAATCTTTCATTGATTACTTATCCTCTGGGGATGCAGTTTGCTAATGACATGATCGAATGGATGGCTTATAATCCTGCTGTAAGAATCAACCCTCAGAGGGTAAATGCTTCGCAGGGCGTTCTCTTATATGAATTGTCAGGAGCTACGAACACGAAGGCTGACGGTATTAAACTTGAACTCACTAAGGCTATCAATGCACTTGCAGAAGATTTAAGTGATTTATCGGCTGCACTACCAAAGAATAAACCTTCGGGGATAAGAATAGGGGCTATATGAAAGTAGAAGAAAGACCGGCAGTAGTAACTCCGATGACCGTTGTTCAGTGCCTTAGTTGTGGATGGAAAGATTACTTAGGCAATGCAAGGCAAAGCATTTATCTCGATCATAGACCTGGTAGATTAGTACCGGCAGAGAAAGGAGGTAATGGAAAGAATTACAGATGTCCTGTGTGCAAACAATTATTATTCTACACTCGTTATGACAATAACAGAAAAATTATCGCACCTCAAGGCCATAAATATCAAAACACTTTTTGATGATGTTCTCAAAGAGAATGAAGAGACCATTCTTGATATGAACAGATCGCAGATGTATGATGAAGGAGTGATGAATATAAACAATCCGGGGACAGTAGAACATTATTCACCAGCAACAATAAAGAATAAAAAAAGAGCACCATTTAACAAAACAGAATTTATTACCCTGAAGTGGATGGGTAATTTTCACAAGGCGTTAAAGTTAATAATATTTAAAGACACATTTTTAATTTCAAGTGATAACAGAATATGGGCAAATTTCTTAGAACCCCAGGACAGATTCGAGAGTGCATTGGGGATGACAGAGAAGTCAAAAGGAGAGTTAAGGGAACTAAGCCGAGACGAATTAATAAAAAAGATAAAGAGTGAGTTATGAGCATACGGACTCCAGTCATACCGACATTAATATTAAAGGGTCTTGAAGCAAAGATTCAGATCATCCAATTAAATATGGTATCAGGATTGTCATGGCTCTCTAAGTCATTTGGTTTAGCTGATAGGATTGTCGAGATGAAAGATAGCAAGCCTTTTATATTCCCGGCTGCCTTTGAGTCAAATGTTAAAAGTCCTATCTCAATGCTCCCGTGTGATGTGTGGAGTTCATTTGCTTTCTGGATAAAGAACAGTGAGGCAAAGTTTGACTTTGATGACAATTTCCCCCCGAAAAATCCTTTACTTATTTATGATGTCAGTTGTATATTTTATATGGATATTCATAAGATAGATAATACAATGACTTATAAAGAAACGAAATCTAAACTTATTGAAGATATATTTCATTTCTTCAATACTCTTCAGTTTCCGGGGATGCTTATAGCAAAGAAATTCATAGAAGATGATATAACAAAAGTCTATGAAGGATTTACGCTCGATCAATTTGATAACCGTTTTAAGATGTATCCTAAATGGGCTTGCAGGTTGGATTTTGAATTGAGTTTCCGGGATAGTTGTTATTCTGGAAATAATTATTCATTAATAACAGGATCGCAAACGGCAGATACTACATATTATACAGCAGATAATACATTAATAACAGCAGACACAGAATGATACCGACACACAGTCCATGCATAAAAGGTGATTCTGCTTATACTGTAGCAGTTCAAGAAGGTTTTGTTGGGACTAAACCTGAATGGCTTTTGTCTTTAAAAGGCGAACCGGGTTCTATATCAACTACTCAGATAGCAACTATTGTTTCTCAGGTTCCCATCCCTGATATATCCGGCAAGGTTGATAAAGTTACTGGCAGCGCTCTTGTGCCAACTACTGAGATAGCGAAGATACATTCTCCGGGCTCAGACAACCAAAATTTATCTAATCTGGTTGTAAAAGAAACAGGTAAATCCTTAATTAATGATCTTTTGATTCACGCTCCAGGATCAGATAATCAGGACTTATCAGAATTACAACCTAAAGAATCAGGTAAGGGACTTTCAACAAATGATCTGACAGTAGGATTAAAAACAAATTATGACGGGGCTGTTACACATGCGGGAAGTTCACACGCACCGAGTAACGCACAAAAAAATAGTGATATTACCAAAGCAGAAATTGAAGCAAAATTAACAGGTGAATTAACTTCACATACGCACGCAGGTAGCGGATTGACTCTTGGTGAACTTTCGACAAATGCTTATTATGGTGATAAAGGAAAAGCGGCCTATGATCATTCGCAGACATCGCATGCAAATCCAGCAGCAACGGTTGGGGCTGACTGGAATACTAACGTATCAAACAAACCTACAATTCCGGCAGCACAAGTTCAGACAGATTGGAACGCCTCATCAGGCATGGGTCAATTGCTTAATAAACCTACAATCTCAGGATCAAATACAGGTGATGAAACGGCTGCACGAATAGCCACAATAATAACAGGGACAGGGGCACAGACAACTCCATTAGATGCTGATGAATTTCCTTTTTATAAGATAGTCGGCACAATACTTTCAAAAGTCACGTGGGCAAACATTAAAGCAACTTTAAAAACTTATTTTGATACTTTGCATAATTCAATAAGGTTGTTTATCAATTTAATAGCTGCAGTTGTTTCATCGGGCACAACTGAAAAGATATTACTTCAATTACAAATACCTGCCGCACGTGCAGTTGTCGGTTCTACATTTCGGATGCGGATTATTGGTAACTCATCTAGCACTGGAACTTTGATTTTTAAAGTACGATGCGGGGCTGGTGGAACCATAACAGATGCTATTGCATGGACAGCTATAACATCCGCTGCACAAGTAGCAAATGCCAGAGCAGGATTTGAGGCAATAGTAATAGTAAGATCAGCAACTACATTATATACTGATGGACTTGGTCATGCTGCTGCATTAAATTTACCAACCTTTGTAGCGGCTCCGGCTACTTCAGTAATAGCAATTTCGGGAATTTGGTATATAAATTTAACAGTGATTTGTTCATCAGGAACATTCACGGCACAAGTAGGAACGATTGAAGAAATAAGATGAGAGAACTTGTTTTACATAAAGGATTAAAGAGAACAAAGTTAATGCTTTACACAGACATTGACCAGTTGACTGCTGAAAGGTTTTCTAAGATTAATAAGTTCTGGATGCTGCATGATGAACTAGGAAGTTCTTTCGAAGAGATTGATCGGATTCACATAACAAGACTTATTCTCTCTTTAGATGATAAAGAGAAGGCAAAGAAAGTTATTGATAACATGAGAGTACTGATTCATAATATAATCAATGAAGTTAATCCCGAATCGTTGGCTTTCGCTTGTCTGATTCATTCTATTGATGGTGTTGAGGTTACGGATTTATCAGATGAGAACTTAAAGAAAATAATAAAATATCTATCAGATAATGGTTTAACAGCAGATACATTAAAAAAAAAACAAAAGAGATTCGGGAAAATATCTATGCTGAACTAGAGGCATATTTCCCGGATATCTTTACAAACGTTCTTTCAACAGCTTTTTGGAGCAAGATGAAACAACGCACATTAAAAGTGCTGGAGGGGATATTAACTGACACGAATGTAGATATGGAAATAGAGAAATCGGACAGGTTTTTTTCTACATTGATTCATCCCAAGAAGTTGACAGGCAAGTTTACTGATGAGATACGTTATGAGAATAGTTTTGAGCAGAATTGTATAGTGTTATCGAAGTTCATAAATCAACCTGTAAAGACATTAACAACAAAAGAATATTTTACTCTTATTCAATTTTATAACGAGCAGACAAAGAAAAGATAATGGCAGAAGAACCGATTCGCAAGGATGATATAATAGATTTAAGTGGGACTCAGGAATCCGTTAATGAACTTATAAAGGTTCTTGAGAATCTTGCTACTGTCATGCGTAAGGATGTGAAAGGAGCTGCTGATGAATTAGTGAAATCATTGCAGGGTGTTAATGTTGCAACAAAAGAAGGGCAAGAGATAGTAAAAAATGCTGCAACAGCATCAGAAAATCTTGCTGCTCAAGACAAAGAAATGTCTAAGATTGACAAGGAGGTTATTCAGTTAAAAACTCGACTTACCGCTTTGAATACTAATGAGGCTAATGAAGTCGCAAAACTGAAAGTAGCTATCGAAGGCAAGAATAAAGCAATGAAAGATTCTGCCCGTCTTGATGATTCTGCTGAAGGGTCTGTCAATAAAATGCGAGCAAGGCTTAAAGAACTAACTGCTGAATATAATAAACTTGGTGGTGCTGCACGTAAAGAAGCTGCACCTGCCGTTAATAAACTTACCGAAGAACTTAAAAAAGCCGAAGAGGCAATAGGGAATAATACAAGGAGGGTAGGAGGTTATACTAAATCTATTATTGCTGCCGCTACTAAAATGGTAAGTTTTACTGCTTTGATTGCTCTTGCTTCTAAGGCTTTTAATGCATTAAAAGAATCATTCTTTGCCAGCGATCAGGGGATCGGTCTATTAGCGAAATGGACAGAAGCATCAAAGACATATATATATCAATTACTTCACTGGCGCAAAATGGAAGGTGGAGAATTACAATTAGCAATAAGTGCAAGTGCAGAGTTAAATAAACTCCGTACTGAGGAAAGAACTGAGATGGTGAAAGTTGCTAAAATACAAAATGAAATAAAACTTTTACGCCTTGATGCTGCTTCTGCTAAAGAGGCAGATCAATTAAAATTATTAACGTTAGCAGATAAAAAAGAAGATGAAGTTATTACCATAGAAACAGAACATCTTGTAGCGGAAATCAGAGCTTATGAACAATTATGGTTAACAAGAAAAGATGATGCTTCTTTGATGGATATTATCGCTCAGAAAAGAGTAGAACTTGAAGGATTAACAGGGGAGAAAAACTTAAGGATAGCAACTAGACTTGCTGTAATAAAAGGGAATATTGAGAAAAAGGGCCTTGCTGATGGAAAGGATGCGAATGAAGCATACGGGAACTGGGTAATTGCTCATGAAGAATATTTAGAAGCAGAAAAAGAAAGGATATGGGATGAGGGAACAGTGGCTGCTCAATTAGCTTTTGATCAGAATAAAAAACTGGCAGAAGAAGAATGGAAGTTACATGAAGAATTAAATAAAAAGAAAGAGGAAGATGACAAAAAATATGAAGATTTAAAAAAACAAAGACTCGGAGAATCATTAACGAGAATCGGGGATTCTTTAAATACTCTTTCTTCTCTTTATGAAGCAAATAAACAAAAAGAACTTTCTGCTGCTGGAGACAATGCAGAGGCGAGATTGGAGATTGAAAAGAAGTATGCAAAAAAGCAACAGTTATTAGGAATAGGGCAGGCACTTATTAATGGAGCTTTAGCAGTTACTGAGATATGGGCTAAATGGGCCAAATTCCCCGTTCTCGCTGCTGTATTCACTGCTTTAACTGTAGCACAGACAGCAGCACAGGTAGCAATTATTAAAGCACAGAAGTTTGCCAAAGGTGGTGCGGGAGTTCTTAATGGGCCAGTTCATACTTCGGGCGGTATTCAGATACCTGGTATTGGTGAGGCTGAAGGAGGTGAACATTTTGCTATCACATCACGGGCGATGACTTCTAAATATGGAAGCAAGACACTTGATGCAATTTCCAATTCTATCAATCAGGGTAAGTTTTTCGAAGTATGGTCGAATGTAAATAAGTCAATGGGTACGTCTGATCCTTATACAAAGAAAATGTACGAACTGATGCAGAATACTCCGACTGTTTATACCGATACTCAGGGCGACACAGTTAAAGAATATCCTAATGGGCAGAAGTATATAATTAAAAGAATGAAAATCTGGAAGAATTGAGAGCAACTTATTACATATCATTTGACGGGGTTAATTACTCACAGTTTTATCCTTCCAATGAGCCAAAGGTTAAATTGACTCAAGAACCGGGTGAAATATTCAAACGCTGGAGGGTTGACTCTTTCAAAATAGGTGCAACAAAAAATGCTTCTATTTATTTCGACCTATTACATTATTTCTTCGCTTCGAATCATTATACTACTGATATAGGTTATCAGATAAAAGAAAACGGTATTACTACTTTCGAGTTCATTGGGCCAGTATTGCTAGGAAAAATAAATACTGAGACTTCTGTTTATGAATGTGCTCCTGATCCTGATGATGCTTACCGGGATATTATGCTTCAATATGAAACTAAATGGCAGGATAGGGCAGCCGGTTATCTTTTTGGGCATGGATCTTCATTTTATGTTGGCATAAATCCTGATCCTAATATATTTTCAAACCTTAACCCAGGGCATCCGGGAGACTTTACAGGCTGGTCTGATGTTACCGGGGCAGTTGGTTGGGCAAATAACGGAGAGGGAATATGTAAGGCACGCAATACACTTATTATGGGTCAGGAAGCAATTATTAAGATTACTGCTTTCTCAGGCGATAGTATCATTCTCAGAAGCGTTGATGCAGGAGGTACTCCTATTGCAAACGTAACTATAAATGCAGTTGGAGACTATCCTATTGATTGTGGGGGAGCTACTTATATGGAAGCATATAACAATTCAGGGACTTTAAAAACAGGATCATTCACATATAAGATTTTCGAACTTGGTGGTGCAGATGACGAAACTGGTGGTAATTATGTCCAGCATCTTCTTGATGCTGTCCTTAACGGGGCTTCGTACATGAATCTAAGCATTGCAACAATATACTCGACAATTCTTTGGGACAATGCCTTAGATTCTGATGCACCTGAGAATATCAGTTATATTCCTGGTAAAGATTATGTAACCGGAGTCAATGCAATATGGAAGTATCTATGGTTAATGCGGACAGATGGGTTTACGACATGGAAGGATAACCTTGTTGAAACTTCTCTAAAGGATGTAATGGATATTTTAAAATATAAACTAAGGTTATTCTGGTTTATTGATTCAGACGGTTATTTCAGGATAGAACATGAAAAATATTTCAGAAGTTTTGATCCTCAGTTGACGGTTTCAACTTTTGCAGCAGACAAACCGGAAATAGATAATAAGGTTTATAACTATTCTGTTGCAGATGTTTATAAGCAAACAAACTATTCCGAAAGTAATCAATCAAACGAAGACTGGATTCCTTACCCTCACATATTTACTCAAAATGTAAATAAAGCAATTCAGGATATTGGTGTTTCAAATTTGACTACTGATATAAAATTTATAGTTGACAATCCGACAACTGCTTCCGGTAGCGGATATGCATTGCTTAGGATGGTCACAGGATTAAGTCAACCTGCTGTTTCTATTGATGCCTCAGATATTACAGCAACTAACTTTTATTTAAATACTCTTTTAGGATGGCATTATATCTTAAAAAGTTACCATTCTTATTTTGCTTCAGCAAATGTAGGGACAGTTAACAATGCGGCTTATACATTCGATCATGTAAAAGAATATCTGACACAAGAAGGAATTAAGTTTCATCCTACTGCTGTTATAGATTGGCGCAGACCTATTACCACAGAGAATGGAATTGGATGGATTACAAGTGCAGAATATTCACCGGAGACAGGAATGATTACTATTAATGTAGGTTATAATCCTTACGCATGAGAACAATATTTGGAAGTTTGCCTTTTTATGATTCTCTGACAAAACAAGATGTCACCAGGACAAATGCTGTTGTGCCTATTTATTGTCCTCAAAACAAACTTCCATCTTTTGAACTTTGCATGGGTGCTGGTAATGTTGCTACTGTCAACGTTGCTACTGTCACTTCTGTTAAATTAGTTTCTTGCACGGGGACAGAAAAAGAAATAATAAGTTATTTTAATATTGCACCAAAAGTATATCACCCTACTGCACTTGATTTTAATACTTATATAAAATATAACGGGAATGTAATGACTCTCGATATGCCATTGGGAGTATATTATGTTAAACTTGCCGGGTCTGGTTATACTTATTATTCGGATTATATAAGGATAGATAAGGCAACAAATCTATATACAAAATTTATAAAGATTGAATTTTATAATACCGATAATATCGGAGATTTACTTTATGAAGATTCATTTTTTCAAACAGTATGGCTTAAAGGCGCCCTTAATAATCCTACACATGAAATGGTTAATGTAGGTGAGGAGAAAGATGGGATATTCATAGCTGAGAAGATTGTATCAAAATACATTTATTCGATAATTGCTTATGTCTCAAGGGGTCTTTATAATTGTCTTATAAGATTGCCTCAGCATGATACTATCACAATAACAGATGAGGTAGGAAATATCTACACTCCGGCAGTGGGAAATATAATAGTTGAACCGGCAGAATGGGTCAGTTATGAAACTTGTAAATTGACAATAAAATTTAATGATGGTGCAAATAGTAATTTTTCATGGGTAAAATAATTTAAAAAGATAATAAAATGGAAAAAATTAGTTTAGCAAGAATGACAGGTCAGGCAAATTCAACAAGTAAACAACAGTTTATGCAAGTTGCCACAACCGATGCAGTAAGTGTTCGTTTTTGGGCTTTTACTGCTCTTGGCGGTAATGCTGTTCTCTCATTATTAACAAATGATGGCACTACGCCTTCGTCTGCTCTTGGTTATTGGAACGGAGGCACAAAGACAGCTTATCAAGACCAACTTTATACAGGGCAATTTGCGGCCATAAAACTCGTTTCTGGTATTGTTAAACTTGAATTAGGCGAACAATAAAATGAAAAAATTAATCTTATTATTTATTTCGTTGGCATTTGCCTCTGTCAGTTACGGGCAGTTAACTCTTATAAATGTAGGTGTTTCGCCCAACGATCATACAGGAGACACGTGGCGCAATGCTTTTATAAAAGTAAACTTAGGCTTAACGCAGACTAATACCAATACAACTGCATTGACTCTAAAAGCACCTATTACAAATGCCTCACTGCTAGGTTTGACGAATATTAACAGGTTATCGGTAGGTAATCCATTGAGTAATACTAAATGTATTCTCGATTCAATTTCTACAGTAGGAGGTAATATTTATTTTTATAGAGCAGGTACAATTCTGACAGCCGTACCAGGGACGGGTTCAGCGGTATGGGGTGCAATATCAGGTACTTTAGCCAACCAGGTTGATTTGCAGAATGCTTTAAATGCTAAGGGTTCGGGTACTTTAGTTGCTCATGATACTACACATTTATCTAACAGGATTAATTTGAAAGGATCAGGGACACTTGTCGCTCATGATACAACTCATCTGTCAACACGAATAAATCTAAAAGCAAATACAAGTGCTTTGGCAGGATATGTACCGGTAACGACAACTGTTAATGGACATTATCTTTCGAGCAATATTGCTGTGACGGCAGCTGATTTGAGTCTTGGAAATATAAAAACAGGGATATTTAATATTCTTGACTATGGAGCCATTTCAAATGATGGTTTAGAGGATAATACAGCTATTCAGTTAGCCATAGAAGCTGCTTATGCTTATGCAATTTCAGGAAGTCCCGGTACTGCCGGTAAGGTAATAATACCTTCGGGTAAGTGGTATATAACAGCACCCGATACACTTCGCAGTTATGTAGAAATAGAAGCAGGCCCCGGATCAAGATTTTATACTAGTTCTGGTTATACGGGTGCTTTCTTTGTAGCTCCTCATGCACAGGCATTGGAACATCCTATTGTAAATGGGGGGCATTACAGGGGTGCAACAAATAAAATTGGCAACTGGATTGATCTTGTTGATAATAATACAGGTAATATATTTTGGTGTCAATTTATGAATGCTGAAGTAGCCTATGTAGATAATGTGATAAAACTTGATGGTTCCATCGGTGGTAATTCAAATAATTCTACACAATTAAGTAATATTACCGCACTTGAAATGAGAACATTTTCAACTTTCAAAAATTCATCTGGTAATACATTTAGTAATATCCAAATACAGACTGATGCAGATGCAGATTCACTTTTTATTTTTAGAGATGGCTCTTCTGCTAATTCCATAACAAATGTGACAGTATGGGATTATACGGGATTAGATGCTTATTTTGCTCATGGGTGTAATGATAATTATATTCAACTTAATGGCGGAACATCTACGATAGAAAATGCCATTGTTGATGATGGTGAATGGAATAGTTATGACCTTCAGGGCGTGGGAGACAGAACAAATATGATAATAAAAAGAGTACAAGATTATGATCCTTACGGCCCTGTTTTATATTTTCAAAGACAAAAAGAAGTTGCAACCACAAGAAATGTAGATATAAGTACCATACTGGGTCAAATAGACTTCCAGGGATGGCATACGGGAGCATATTATTCAGGAGCTCAGATTAAGGCCAAATTATCTGGTAATGTTAGTGCAACTGATATGAATACAGATTTGGAATTTTATACTACTCCTGATGCTTCGGTAACTCCTGTTAAAAATTTAGTAATTGGTTCTGATGGTGTCATTACAGCCACAGGAACAATTAGTACACCTAAATTAAGTGCAGTAAATGTTCTTTTAGGTTATTCAACAACAGCAACAGCAGGGACTACGACTACATTAACATCAGCAAGCAATCATCTGCAATTCTTTACAGGTACATTAACCCAAACGGTACAGATGCCCGTTACTAATACTCTTGCCTTAGGTTGGCAATTTACTATTTTTAATAATAGCACAGATTTGGTTACGGTCACTTCTTCCGGTGGAGGAACAATAGTTATTCTGGTAGGTGGAACAAGAGCAATAGTAACTTGTATTCAAGCCTCTGGCACAACTCCTTCAATATGGGATTGTAAATATTTTGGATTGAGTATTGCGAGTGGTAAAAAACTAACCGCCAGCAATACCTTGACTCTTGTAGGAACGGATGCAACGACAATGACGTTCCCAACAACTTCGGCTACGATAGCCCGTACCGATGCAGGACAGACATTTATAGGTCATAATACTTTTGAGGGCGTTACGGCAGCAGGGGCAACAGGAACAACTAATATGGTATTCAGTTCCGGGCCAACACTTATTTCACCAAATGTTACAGGGACACTTCTTACAGCAGCATTAAAGGTTGGTAGAGTAGCAACGGCAGCGAAAATTGATTCGCTAAAATTGGATGGTACTGATCTTCATGCTTTCAACGGGACGGATTCTCTTGTATATAAAAACCCTGCCTCTGCAATGCAAGATGTTACCTCTGCGGTTTTAATTCATGTAGGGGATACAACGGTAACGGCTATTGTTGGCAGGATAGTATTTAAGACTTCCGACACTCATTTTTACGGATGTAGAAAAACGACTGCAAGTACAAAACATTGGTATCAACTTGATAATTAATGAGAAAGTATCTATTAATATTATTTCTTCTTTTAACCACTCTTGCAAGTGCCACAAACTACTATGTTAAAAATGGTGGTAATAATGCCTTGACGGGGCTTTCTGATGCTCAGGCATGGGAAACAATAGCCTATGTAAATTCTAAAGCATTTGTTCATGGTGATACTATTTTCTTTAAGAAAGGAAGTACATGGAGAATGACAGATTTAGTCTGTGATCCAGGAACGGCTGCCGGAGATGTCACATATACTTCTTATGGAACGGGTGCAAAGCCTTTGATACTTGGGAGCAAACAAGAAAATTCCACAGGTGATTGGGCAGATCAGGGGGGAAATTTATGGCGAAATACCGATGCTTCATTTACTACTGAAGTAGGAAACCTCATTTTTAATAATGAAGCAAGTTGCGCAGTAAGAAAAACAAGTCTTGGAGCAGTAGACGCACAGGGAGACTATTACTACAATGCCGCAAGCGATTATATAACTCTTTATTCTGTTGGTAATCCTGCTACATTTTATACAAATATAGAGTGTGCCTTAAAAAGTGCGAGTGCCTTAGTTACTTTATGGGATTATGACTATATAACTATTGACGGTTTGGATTTAAGATACGGGGGGAGGCATGGAATAGCGGGTGCGGTAGGGAATAATCATATCACAATAAGAAATTGTAATGTTTCATGGATGGGCGGGGCAACGGACGCATCACGATTAGGCAATGGAATAGAGTTTTATGGTAGTTGTTCAAATATATTAGTTGAAAATGATTCCATATCTAATATTTATGATTCGGGAATTACTTCTCAACTAGTCGGTGGTGCGGTTACAATATCCAATTATGTCATAAGAAACAATATCTTCAATAAATGCGACATGTCCTTTGAATGGTGGTACTGGAGTACCTCCGGGACAGTATCAGGAATTTATTTTGAAAACAATACTTCTGTTGATGCGGGAAAGGGATGGAGTCATGCTCAGAAAATATCGGAAGGTTATGGCAATTATCATGGCGAAGATGTGTATTCAAGTTTCATGGATGCTACCTGTTCAAATCTTTATATAAGAAACAATATATTTTCCGGGGCATTAAGTCAGTCATTGGCTCTGTGGCCAGCAGCTATAACAGCGATTACCTTCGATTACAATTTATTCTACACCACTACTATTGCACAGGTATCAGGTTATATAAACTATACAACTATTGCAACATGGAGGGCAGCATCGGGTGATGATGCTCATTCTCTTTCGGGCGATCCGGTATTTGTGAGTGCAACAGACTTTCGTTTACAGGTAACATCTCCGGCTAAAGATGTGGCATTATCAGTGGGGATAGTTTATGATTATGGTTGGTCTCCAAGGGATGCTACACCTGATATGGGGGCTTATGAATATGGGGGTACACCAGAACCGCCGCCGCCTGCTTTGGCAACAGTCACAACGGCAAAACCTGTTATAAATTTATCTGCACTTACAGCTTCGGGAGGGGGTGAGGTTGTATGGG